TGCGTTAGTTGCATAAAATTCTTCAACATCTGCTTTTTGGATAATGGCTTTCTTTACCTTGAGTATATCTGTGTTAATATTTTTAATATTTACATTAAGCGCATCGATGGTATCAAAGTCCGCATAAGTCGCCTTGATATTTTCAGCAGTTAAATAATTAGTGTTTAAATATTTTAGTGTTGCATAATTAGCATTAATCGTATCAGCATCAATATACTTAGCTGACAAATCATCAATCTGGTAAGTCTTGATATGCTCAACCTTGCTACCATTAACCTTGCCGCCAGCAGATATAATTGTGTTGGAAGTTGACACGGAAGAGAACAACTTAGCAAGTATATCTTTATACTGAATAAGATTAGTGACAGATATATTTAATACGTGCGGCTCTGAAGAACTGCGTGTAATTGATGTAATGTTGCAGTTAAACTCAGCGCCAAGGTCCGTGTCGATGACTTTAACAACATCACCAATAGACAGGGAAGAGGTACGATAATTTCCAAACTGAGATAAATCAAGTGCGTTTATATCAACTGATATAGTTGGCACAGACATATCGGCAACTTTCTTAACGCCATCGTCATACAGGTCCTGTGCGTCATAATAGTTTGAATCCCGCCAGATTGTTGTCTTTAAGAACAACTCTGGATGGCTTTTAATTTCATCAGCCGTATAGCCAAGGTTGAGGAAATAGTCATAATTTTCAACATAAGCTTTACCAGTAGGATTGACACTCATTATGTTGATTTCATTACCATCATCATCATTTGCGCCAAAACAGTAAAGCCGTGTAATCATTTCGCTGGTATCATAAGTGATTTTTAAGTTCTTCAAATCTTTTGAAATACTCAGATCAAACTTAGGCGGCGACTGACTATCCATTTTTAAAAGGTCAACCGTGTTATCTGACGAATTAAAACGAAGGATACCGTTATACTTTTCAGCAATCGTTGTTAAGATCGAAAATACAGAATCCTCAACTGATTCCAGTCCTCGTTTTGTAATACCATCAACTGTAACAATACCAACAGACCAACCCAAAGTAGGTTCGTCATTTTCATACCTGAGAGCAATCTTCATCAGTTCTTTGACAGTCTTTGGTGTTTGTTCTTCCATGGTCACTGTACTATATTGAAGTGCTTCTGATTTATGCCTACACGTTACATCAAGGGTCTTTTTACCATCGTCACTATGCTGGGGGACGAGTGTTTTAATCCTATAAAACTCACCATTGTACTTGACCAAGTTTTCATTGGACAAATACATATATTTTTCATTGCCGTCAACAATAGGGTATTTGAAAGTAAGTTCAGTGATTTCATTTAAACTATATTTTTCCACAATGTCTGTAGCACACACACCGCTGTTGTCAGTTAGAGAACACAGCTTTTGGTAGCGCATATTATAAACAATTAAATCACTTATCTTCATAACTCACCCCTAAATATATCGTGGCTCAAACTCAACATCAATTTCGCTCACATCGATATTTGTCTGCAAATAAAAAACACCAGTGGGGAAGACTGGAAATTCCCCATTGGTATTGTTATATAAATTTTTATCGCCTGAGATGCACGTACAATATTTGCTATTAATAACAGTTGGATCAAGCGCATCTGTTACACTAAATGTTGAAATCTTATTTTGATTAATGTCAAGCACATATAACTCAAAACTCTTCGATGCTTTTACAGTGATTGTAGGGTAGCAATCGACGTTCCCGGCGTTTATCATCGGAAGTGTACTGTTAGCCTTCACATCAGTGAATGTATATTTGGATTTATTTAGTGAATAGTAATATGGGTCATTTGCTAAGAAGCTTAACTCACACTCGCCATCGACACCAGTTATTGAATCAAAGTCGGTGTTCTTGTCCAAAACAGCATTACAATAAATGCTGTCGTCCGCAAAATAAAACTTCTCAGGTTTGCTTGTGTTTAACCATCCAGCTATTACACGTATTCCTGTTTCATCAATATCATTAAAAAATATCGGCACGGTGAAACTTCGTGGCTCTAAATAACTGTCAAACACATACTCAACATCTGAGTTTAATGCACGGTCTGTAACATAAGTCCGAGAGGGGAGTAAGCTATATTTTTTCAAACCGCCAGATGAACTACCAACATATCCACCAAACTCACTGAGGAAATGTCCATTGTAACAAAAGTCAAAAAAATTAATATCAGATAAGATATTCACAAAACCCCTCCTTTCTATTTCTTGTAATTAATTCCAGATTTACGCAAGCTTTTCTTGACAACTGATTCAAGACCTTCTTGCATTTCATCAATACCCTGTTTTGTGTTATTTTCAAACTTATCAATACGTACATTGACAAGTTCTTTGTTAAACTGTACGCCTTTATTGGTTGTATTACTTACATTGGTTGTTGTAAAGTTCTTACTGATTTGCGGTAATAAACCATACACCAGAGAATCAAACGCCCTTGTTTGTTCGGCTGACAAGATACGTTCTTTTACATCGATATAGGCTATACCTTCTTTATTACCAACATAACCGCCAGTCGCAAATGTTTCTATCTTTTCTTTGACAGATGTATTTTTAGCGGCCTCAGTATTTTCTCCACCAGCAGATGTGATGGTGTTTTTAATAATATCTGTGTAGTTGGCAAGTGATTCCTGAACCTGTTCTGCAATAATTTTGCCTATAGAATCACCCATAATGTATGCAAGTTTATTGTAATCTGGCGAGAACTCAGCCAGAAGATTAGTTATTTCAGTTAATTTATTGTTCCTGATTAAATCAGATGCTTCATCTGCAAGCGCCTTATCGGCCATCTTTGCGTCTAAGTCTTTTAAAACAGAATCATAGAGCGGGGAAGTAGAATCTTCCAGCCCCTCATAACGAGATGTAACTTTATCTTTTAAGACATTTTCGTTATCAATTTCTGCCTGTAACTTGGCAATCTGAATTTCTTTTTCAAGGTCGGCAATCTGTTTGACTAAATCATTCTGTTTGGACTTACCAAGGGTCGAATTGTCTTGCATCCACTGAGCAAGAGCATCTTTTAGTTTAGCAAGCTTGCCTTCTTTGTCCTCAACAGTGTCGCCTTGAATCTTATCTATTTCAGCCTGTAGCTGTTCGATACGGTCATTATGCAATTCAAGCTGTGCGTTCTTTTCATTCTCAAGTTGTTTCTTCCTGTCATCATAAAGTGCCTGGTATTTTGATTTAAGAGAAGAAATAATCTTACCCATGAATGATTCAACGTTGGAAGTGAATGTACTCTTCGTACTTTCTATGGTGCTTTGTGCCGTTTTAGTTGCGTCAGCACTGGCGTTAGCAGCATCCCTTGCACTTTGGGCCGCACTACGTGCCGCATTTAGAGCGGCGTTTAATGCACTTTCATCAATTGAATAAGATGCAGATGTTTTACGTTCTGCGTTTTCCTGTGCAGTAAGAACAGCCTCACCTTTGTGGATATAGGCAAGCCCATCTTGCGGGATATAATCAGATCCAACAGCAAATGAACCAAGAAAAAGTCGTGGATCAACGAACTGTCCACCAACCATAACACCAAAATGAAGGTGAGGGCCGGTAGAATTACCAGTTGAGCCAACATAACCAATGACCTGACCTTGTACTACGCTTTGCCCTTCGCTTACTGCTATTTGACTTTGATGACCATATAATTCGGATATACCATTACCATTGTCGATTATTACAGCGTTGCCATAACCGCCGTAAGAACCGGCAAGTGTAACAATACCAGATGCCGCCGCATAGATAGGTGCGCCCATTCCAGCACCAATATCAATACCCATATGGTTTGTACTGCCAATACCACCGGGAGATTCACGATAACCAAATTCATCTGTTATTTCACGACTGTCAGTAGGGAATGACCATCCGCTTGATGTAAAACCACCACCAACAAGAGCTATCCCAATTTTTGATAGCATGGCAGCAGCTTGATTTCCAAACATTTTGATTGTTTTCATCAAATCAAGCGATTTTGCATCCCATTTATCTTTTAATAGTTGTAAAAATGAATCAAAGTAATTACCAAGATTTCCAGAATTTAAACCATTGATTAAACCTTGAATGATGTATCCACCACGTTCAGTCGCCCATTTTGACGGAGAGTTGATACCGAACATTTCATTAAAAGCTGTTTGTATCCTTTTTGCCGCTTCCTTAATCCAGAAAACAGGACCACCTTCAATGTTTTCTTGGATACCATTGCTAAGACCATCCATGATATTCTGGCCAGATGTATGAAAATCACCCTTTTTGCCAGAAACACCAGATGACGTTTCATCAACTTTTGTTAAAACATTTCCTTTTGTGGTATTAAACGCTCCATCCGCTTCACCTGGTAAAGACCACCACGTTCCAGACAGCCCTTGGCTCATTTCTTCTTGATTTGTTTGCGAATCTGTACTCAACTGTCCAAAAGAACCAGATGCTACTTGTTGCAATGTAGATAATGCGTTTCTAAGCGGTTCAGGTAATGCGTTCCACGCATCGTCCAATAGTTTTTGAATAAGGTCTTGTCCCGTATTAATAGTTGTTTGGAAATCGGTATATCCTTGAGCGATAGACCCGTTTCCAGAAGAAAATGCTGTTATAATTCCTTGTACAAAACCATCAGCTGTTTGGCCAAAGTCAAAATCTTTGTCCATATCTTTTTTCCAACCATCAAAAGTTCTTCGCAAACTGCCAAAGCTTGTGTCTAATATAGGACCAACTGTTTGAAAAGCGCCACCAAGATCTTTGAAAAACCCTTCAACATTTGCGTCTTCCATCGATTTGGTTAATGTATCGACGCCCTCTGCCCCCTTTTCGCCGCCTTCTTTGGTTTGGTCGCCTGTTTTTTCAGCTTGGTCGCCAGCTTGTTTGATTTGGTCGCCTGTTTTTTCAGCTTGGTCGCCAGCTTGTTGGTTTAAATCAACTTCTTGTTTAGACGTAACAAGCCAATCATCTATACCGTCTTTTTCGCTTTGTCTTGCGGATGCTAAAGCGTCAATGCCAGCTTGATTTAATACATAAGCATCTCCAACTTTTTCAACATATTTACCATACTCTGAATTAGCCTGAGAAAGCTTTTTAACTGTTTCATATGAAATTTCACCAGAAGAAGTCTGTTCATCAACAGCGCCTTTTAAGTCATCAATCTCTTTAGAATCTTGACTTATTTGGTCTTGTAAATTTTTAAGAGCATCTGTCCTTTGGTTTACAGCATCAGTGGCTAATTGGTCTGCATCTTTTGCGCCTTGTGTACTATCAATATAGTTTTGATTTTCGTTTATTGTGTCTTTAATGCCCGTAAGCATTGCGTTTACTTGCGCTTCTTGCTCAGAACCTTTTTCGAACACATTGTTGTCAAGAGCGTTTTGTAGTATTTCTTGCTCTTCAGAAAGTTTAGAAAGATAACCCACAATCTCGTCGGAAGACTTCTTAGCTTCTCCCTGAGCGTCTTGCATTGCTTCGCTATATCTTGAAACCCTATCTGGCGTAAAAGCGGCCTTTATTTGTTCTTCAAGAGTTGCGTGTGAAGCATCAATATTCTGAACCTCAGAGTTTGCTTTGTCGATTGCGGCTTGGTACTCATTAACCTTATCGACACTCTTTTTGTACTCTTCTTGTGCTGTCTTTATTCCATCAATAGCATTTTTTGTTTGTGTTGAAACGCTATTTTCGGCATCTACAACATTAGCTCCAAATATTTCATCATTAGCTACTTGTTTTTCTTTTTCTTTTTCAATAGCTTTTTCAAGATCAAGACGTCTTTCAAGATAAGTAATTCTTTGTTTGTCAATTTCTGTAGCAGTACCGTCTTTTACCTTTGCTTGCAATCCATCGTATTCGGTTTGCAGTTCTTGAACTTTATTCTTTTGTTCGTCTAAACTATCTTTAGCTTTTTGTGTTGCGTTAGCAAAACTATCCCACCACTGTGTTGCAAGCTGTACTGCTCCCACAACACCCATGATAATAAGTGTTGTAGGGTCAAGAATCATACTAAATGCTGTTTTTGCGGCATTTAAAGCGCTCTGCGCAACAGTTTCGGCACCAATGGCTGCTGTACTTGCAATACTTGCTATACGTGCCTTTATTTTTGAAAAAACACTTTGATTTTCTACAACATTTTCAGCTTCGGTTGCAACAACCTGTGTTTCTTTAGCTATTGTTTCTTTTTCCGTTATGGAAATGCCAGCTTTTCTCAAGGCGTCATTTGTCTTTTTCTTTGCCGCTTCTGATTGTTCAGCCTCTTCAAGTCCAACAAAGCTTGCCTTTAATTCATTTTGGGCCGCTATATATTGTTGGATTGTTACCTTGCCGTCCTTGAGCATTTGTTGTAGATTATTGTAGGCTGTTTTCTCAGCCGCAACTTGTTCGGTAGTTTCTTTGCTTAAAAGATTTGACCTCTGGGCGGCGTCCATCTTTTTAAAATGTGCTGTAATATTCTCTTCAACAGCTAAAGCTTCATCCCTGTTTGCTTTTGTTCCATATTGAGCGGCTGTGTTTAATTTATTAGCCCAATCTCCAACTTGTGCAACTTTTCTAAAACCAAGTATGGCTGTGACAAGACCAGTAAACGTAAATGCGAACTTTGCAACCTCTGGGTCAACGCTGTTTATAGCAGACAGTAATCCATTCAAACCGCTCATTACACCCGTCAAACCCTCAAGCGCACCAGAGTTTCCGATAACAGTTCCGAACTGTGTGATTGTTGCATATAAAGCGTTCCACTGGTTCTGGAATGATTCCATCAAAATTTGATTTTGTTTGTCAAGGTAAGACCCGGCACCACTAACAGAATCAGAAATCATCTGGTAATATTTTGGAGAATCGGTAGCCCAATTCTTCATCAATGTGATAGCAACATCACCTTGACGGGTAGCCCCCATAGCCTCCTGAATAGACTTGCCCAAAACTTCATTTCCACTGTTCATTGCGTCATTATAGGCAGTAGAAACAGTTTCCATTATTTCTTTAAAACTCTTGAATTGCCCATTGGTATTTTTAAGAGATAAATTAGCATTTCCAGAATCTTTTGCTATTTGGTCAAATAACTTTACTGTCTTTGTTCTTGTCATATAGGCAAGGATTGTTTTTAATGAGTTCCCGGCTTCATCCCCAGATTTAGCAAGACGGTCACTTAAAATAGATGATAGAACAATACCATCATCCATATTACCTTTTAGAGAAGTTAAATACCCGCCGATCTTAGATAAAGCTGTACCATATTCATCAGCCGTTCCCATAGCTGTTTTGTCAGCCATGTATGCCCACTTATTAAGTGCCTGTATCCCTTCGTCGGCTGACATTTTAAACTGCAACATTGAAGCATTAACTAATTTAACAGCTTCGTCGGCATCTTCGATTTCGGCCACATTCATAAATTTTGCCGTAGCCATAGAAATCTTATTTAATAATTCAGGACTTTTGGCATATGTATCATTAATACGAATCCAAGCACCTTGAATCTTTTGTGCATCTGTTGTTAAAATACCTGTCTGCTTTGCCATTTCAAAAGCAGTATCATTTAGACTATCTCTTGTTTTTTGAGAAAAATCTCCCATGAGACGCTGGTTATTTATGACGTTGTAGTTTACTTCAACTACTTGACGTCCAACATCTTGAAAAGCATTTGCTAACTGATATATGCCAAGTGCCGAAACTGCTACCTGATACAAGGAATTTTTAACACGGTACATCGTGCTAAATAAGCCTTCGTTTGTATCTTTGAGTTCTTTGGTAACGCCAACCATCGTATTGGTGGCGTATCGATAATTATCAAGACGTTCTTTGTCTTCTGCTTTTGCTGTTGCTGTCTTCTCTTGTTGTTCTTGCTTATAAACATCAGTCTCTTTACGTGTCAGTCCATTAATTTCATTAATGGTTGATTCATAGCTTTGACCATTTTTTTGTGCGGTCTTAGCTGCATTGTTCATTTCACGCTCAACTGATTCAATTTGGGTTTGAACTTTTTTGAGATTAGCAGATGCCCTTTGTGCTTCTTCAGAATTAAACCATTGACCGTTTGACTTGTTTCTATTTTCACTAAGATATGTGCTTAGTCGTTCATATTCTTTTGTTAAGGATGATAACGCCTGTCCAGATGAAATAGTATTTGCTTTCCATTGGTTAAATGAAGTGTCTGAAGCAGTATTAAATTCCTTTAAAACAGCAACCTTTCTTGTGTTCCCTTGGACATAATCATCCACTTCTTTTTTGTTCGCATTAGATAGTTTGTTAAACGCTACTTCATAATCTTGTGTGCTTTGCTTCGCCGCACTTGAAATTGTGTTACTAATTGACTGATAGGCCGATTGAACTTGTTTTAAACGTGCAATATCTTTTTTTACATCGTCATCATCAAGGTATACGCCATCTTTTGTTTTGCTTTTTTCAAGAGAAGACTTAAGCCTTTTCGCTTCTGCCTCTAATGCATCCATTGCATCTTTTGCGGTAATAACACCAGCGCCCCATTTATCGCCTATTTCCTGAGCAAAAGAACTTGCGGCTTTGGCACTATCATTTGATGTGTTGCTAAATGATTTTTGCTTCTTTTCTAATTTGTCAAGGGCCTGTACAGCAGCATTAATATCTTTCGCAAACCCTTGGGAAATGCTATTAAATCTATCGAGTTGTTCATTGATTCCTTTTAGTCCAGCGCCAGATTCAACGTCAAAACCAACTCCAAACTCAAGTCTGCGACCACTATCTTCGCCCATACATAAACCTCAACTTTCTAAACTAAACCCTTTAAGTCCTCCATTGTCATCTGAGTTTTCTTTTCCGTACTTGACAAGGGGTGGTCAGAATCGGCAATATAATCATTGGGGTCTTCTACAAGATTGATTGTGCTTGTTTTATATTCCCAATTGATCTTTTTACCAACCGCACTTAAACAGTTTGTTAATTGTAAAAACGTCATTTTCTTTATATCCTCGAAGGTGTTTGCTGTATAAACAGGGATAGCGCTAATTGAATCTTCCCAACTCATTGCGCTTCCAGTTTTTTCAACGTCACGTTCGCCAACGTCATCAGCAACACCATTTACTTTTTTAATATCTGCAATAATTGATTTATAATTTTCTCCATCAACAGCTTTTAATAGCGCATCCTGATCTTTTTCTTCTGGGAATGATTCAATCAGTAAAGTCATAAGCGATGCCATGGCTTCGTCGGATTTAAAATTTTCCTCATAGTCGTCAACATTGATGAAAGCCGTATAGCTATTGAATTTATAAAAATCTTCCATCTTGTATGGATAACATCGTCTTGGTTTTTCATCTCTGAATCCTGTCATATAAACTGGTAATCCAAGAGCAAGATTCAATTCCTGTCCGTTTATCATTTTTCCTTTACCCCCAAATAAAAAACTGCCTACAACAAAATCAATTTCCAGAAATTAACTTTGGTATAAACAGTAAAAAAATAGGGGAGGGAAACAACCCTCCCCAAACAAACAAAACTAAGCGGCAACAACACCATCGATAATGAAATCCCAAAGATGACCGTCTGTTCTCAGCGGGTCTTTTGCTTCCGCTTCAAACTTAGGCGCAATCGGTGACTGATGTTTCGGATCAATAGAGAACCCGGAAGTCGTAGTCGCCTTGTAGATTATGATTGAGCATTTATGAGTAACATTTGTGTTTTCGTCGTACACATCGAAGATATATTCAAACTCAAACGGTTTGGACATAGACTTCTGTGTAACGGAATAAGCTTCAGCAGTAGCGGAAGTCTTATATTTATAGACAATCACAACAGAAGCGCCAGCATCATCAACGGCGAATGTAACAGTCTTTGTTTCAGCTGCAACAATATAAGTACCCTTTGTAGCTGTGGCAGTGCCAAGAGTAAAACCATTAACGAAAACAGTACCGTCAATCGGCTTGTCATCCAGAACAACAACACCATCTTCAGGAACAGTAACTTCCTTGATGCCAGAAACATCAACAGCACCAGTTGTAACTGAAGCACCATCCATATACTTAATCATTTCAGGATGGAACGTCGCATTGGTAGCAGACAGTTTTACGGTGGTATCCTTCTTAAAAGACGCAATAGGGAACATTTTGTTTCCACCAGTAATGTCCTCCTTGGAATAGCTGGATTCAAAACTCACATCCTGTAAATCGGTATAATCAATAACTTTAGAAGTATCTGTAAAGTCTCGAAGAACGGCTTTACCGATGCCATATAAAATTTTCTTCATCTATCTTCCTCCTATAAAGTGGTTAAAAATTTGTATTCAAAAAGCACTGTGTGTTTTTCCCACCCAGTGCTAACATACATTGTGCTTGGTCTACGGGTATAAACTAAACCCTGCAACCCTATATCAAGAGGTTCCTTGCCCTCTTTTTTCCTTTCTTTTGAATCAAGGACTTCAATCAATCGCTTCAATACTTTTAAATGCCTACGGTCTATAGCATCCTTATCTTGCGTTGTGTGAATATCTAAGGCAACATAGCCATAGTCCTCAACTTCAAAGCGATGGCTTCCCTCAGCCTCATGGATGCATATTTTTGTAGAATAATCATTTAACATATCTCCTGGATTTGATGTGTCCATTACTTGTTTTCTCAATTTTTTTATAAAGTCATTTTGTGATAATGAGCCTTTATCTATTTCAAGTAAAGACACAAGTTGGTCGTCATCCCTGATTGCACGAAAGATTTTTGTATAAATATCTTTAAAATCTACCAAATCCTCACCCCTACAATTTATGGATTTCTTTAACGAATATCCTGTCAAAATTCTGATAAGCGAGCATTTTGATCTGAGCCATACCCTCTGAACCAATCGAGTATAAAAATGTTTGTTCAATCCCTTCAATCATGGAAGATATATGTTTTCTTGGCATGTTTCCACGAAAAGCTGTTTTTACACCGGGGACCATACTTTGTGAAAATTTCGTTTCACGTTTACCTGTCTCCCAATTAAAACTTGGATACTCTCCATATTCACGGGTTACAATCTTTTTCCCTTCTCGCCATGGGTTCCACAATTCTGAACTTTTGTACTCATTCAGATAAGGGTTATTATCTTCCATGTATTGCCCAGTTCCGTATTCATCAGCAAAAGCTCTTGCGTTATCAGTGCTTACTATCCATTCAACCTTGCCTTGACCATTAGAAGATTCATAAATCATCGTTCCTTGGTATCTTGTCCAGAACGGCACAAACTTTATGACTTCATCGATTGACTGATAGAGTATGGATTTCATCACACCAATATAAATATTCAACAAAGCCTCTGAATCGATTTTGTATGTTGTGTAATATACGCCCATATCAGCCTCTATAGTAAGTCATATAAAGTGATAACAAATCGTTATCGAGTTCTTCAATATCTGTAACGATGTATTTGTCTTTACCTATGTGTAAAATATCATCGATCTGAATATCCCACTTCTTTGTAGTGATTAATTGATTAACAGAATTTCTATCAATACCAGCGTCAACAGTACGTTCACGCATACCTACACGCTGGACGAAGCAATCTATATTATCGATAATAATTGGATTGTCAGATACGACATCCCCATCAGTATTATATTGCGTATCTTCACGATAACGAATGACGGTTGTATTAAATAACAATGCGTAGAAATACCAGTCAACAGGAGTTTTATTTGGAATTGTTGTTACAATACCTGTAACCTTATACTCAGTATCTGTGGTTTTTTCCTTCATCTGGATATAACTTCCACGATGCACATTTATATTCAATCCACAAGTCATCATCTTCGTGTTTTCTTCTTTAAGCGTATAGCTATTTGTTTGGTCTTTTACTTGACCCCTTGTCGCTACACCATCAATCATCACGTCTGAGGCGATATATTCACTTTCTATATAATCGTTATATCTGCCTTGAGCCTGCTCCACAACCTTATTAATCGTATTAACTATTGACGAACTTGGCATATCATTCACCAAACCTTAAAACATCGTTCGCTATATCAAGCAACTTCTTTCGGATATATTTAAACTGTTTTTCATCCACGATTGTTATTTCAATTATGTCAAGAATCTGTATGACTTCATTGTAGATTTCGTCTTTTGTTTTGTATTCATTCATGTATCATCCACCAAACTTTGAAACAAAACCTACGGAAGAACCATAATCTGACGCAAGCATAATATCGTTAGCGATATAGCGACGCATCTTATAAATCTGGTCTTGTATAGATTCAGGTCTTTTCTCAAGCCCTTTAATTGAAAATGTAATTGTGGAAAAGTTGACGCTATCTCGATTAAATTCATCCCAAAGTCGATTCAAGTAGCAAAGATAAGCAAAACGTGCGGCAAGCCAACGTTTGTTCATAGGGAGCTGTGTATCTACAACACGGTCTGCATCTGTACCAGAGAATGTATATTCGTCTCCAAGTGCAACGCCCATTTCTATAATGCCCTGTTCTGCAAAATCATAATCATTTGCTAACTCAGACTTGTATTCAGGCGGGATGTTGACAAGCATCATATCTAATATTTCTTTTAATGTTGTTCCCACAAATACACACCACCTTTAAAGGACAATACTTTCATTGACCTCTTTTATTCTTGATTCTATTGCCTTAATGAATGTCGCCTGTTTCCCTTCATCTATTGCTTTACGGTAAATGTCTTTCAATAATTTCTGTGATGTTATATCATTGAGTTTATTTTTAAAAGTAACGATCTTATAGCCAAATAACTTTTCGATATCTTCATCACTCATTACATTTTCGCTTTCCACAAGTTCTTCATCTTCTGGAACAGACAAGACTTCAATGAACCCATTTTCAAACATCCCACGACATTGTTCTTTTAAATAGTCGTATTCCTCTTTATTGATGATGCACGACGCATCTTTTTTCAAATGAACTATCTTGCCCTCTTTAACAAAATCAAGAGACAAATCAAAATCAGCACGACTAACATTATGTAATTTAATATCTTTCAAATAGTTTTCCTCCAAACCTTTCAAAACTTAACTTTTTATAAGTTCCCATCCAAACCCACCAGACGATTTATGTTTATTGTGGCAAACCATAGAAATAGAGCATTTATTACATCCAACTACATTGGCTGCTTCTTTCAAACTACTAAAAACATTAATTGTTTCTTTTGTTTCTAAGTCTATTTGAGCAACACGTTTAGTAGTTCTGCCAATATGAGCCAATGACTGTCTCTTTCGAGTCTCTTCTGTTACTGGTTTTTTATGTCTCTGCCCATAACTCATATTCGCTCTTACCTCTTCTGAAGGTTTCCATCCTTTTTTAGACTTGCTAATCTTTTTCCGAATATATTCTGGTACTATCTTTCCATAACAATGTGATTTTTCACCTTTTTGGGATTCTGATATTTTTCTTTTAATTTCATCAGATAAAGGTATTCCGTATCTTGGATTGTTTTTTCCTCGGGTTTTATCAGAAATTTTCTTTTTAGTTTCATCAGAATGTTTAACCCCTCTGAATCCGTCTCCACCACTTGTTATGTTATACCCACAAGTCCTATCATTTGTTTTCCACTCTTCTATGCAAGCTTGTTCCATTTCACAAGCGGCTTCGTAATTTAATCCATCAAATAAAACAATATGTAAAAAATTCTCCCACCCGTGTTTATTAAATGCGTTTGTTAAATATTTGTTTCCATGATAAGCTTTGCCTTTTTTCCATCGATCTTCTGGTTTTTGTTTTGTTATTCCAAAATATTTCTTTCCATTTATTTTATTAACATGACAATATAATTTATAATTTTCGTTCATTCCTATCCTTTCAAAAAATAAAAAAAGATAGGTGGGAGGAACGTACCCTCCCATGATTCACCTATCGTCTTGTTAACTAAAACAACTTAACCAGTAATCTCGATGCAGTAAACGCCGTCCGGACGGGTCACAACATAGCCCAGTTCTTTATCGATACGAGCGTTCCATGATTTGTCATCAATATTGGTTTCCTGCATAACTTCGATGTCACCATAAGAAGCGGCATAGCCAATCTTCTTGCCGACAATAAACATCTTGTTGGTAGGAACAATAGAAGTCTGAGTTACAGGGTCAATAATTTCAGGCAGATACAGAATATCGCAACCACGATAACGACCTAACAGGCCCTTATCACGAATTTCATTATACAGAGATTCACAGGTAGAGAACCCAGCAAATGCTTCAATCTGCGTACACAAATCATAATCCGCAATAATTGTGGGTGCGCCACCTGTTTTCTTACGAATACGGTTAATAGCAGCATCTAATGTTGCCTTAGACAAAGCGTTTGTAGCCTTGTAATTATCAGTATTAGAAGTTGCATTATATGTCTGTGCAATAACTTCATATACCTTACGATAAATTGCAGTTTCAATTGCGTCTTTACCATCAGCAATCAGGCTTGACAAAGAAGCAAGACCACGGGTCTTAAGTTCTGATAACAGAGCTTCAGGACGAACACCAAGACCTTCAAAAGTCATTGTGATTTCAGTTTCATAATTCCGGCTCATAGGAACGTAGGAATTAGGAGCGGTCCAATATGCAACAATTCCTTTCTTCTGTGTTTTAAACAGTGGATTGTCACCATACTTAAATGCCTTTGTATCAAAGATCCTCGGAGAAATATCAAAAGTATTGTATGTATCTTCCAGGGCAAGCTTTACAATTTCAGCAAGTTCTTCACGACCTGATTCTGAACGCATCATCTTTGCGATTAAAGCGTCAGCCTTCTGAACGTCCTTGTCAGTCGGTGAGATTTTACCGTTTTTCATATCTTCTGCTAAAGTTAAAATATTCTTATTTTCTTCCATCATCTTCACCTCCTATTAGAGTACACGGACATCAACAAGGGCTTCTTCGTAACCACCCATTGCCGGAGTAACCGCTACAACTTCAAACAGCGGAGTATCAGTGTCCCCAGCCTTTTTCAGTTTACCTTTATTATCGTCAGTGAATTCAACAACACACTTGTCACCAACAACTAAAGGAGCGACAAATTCAGTTGTTGCCCAAGATTCATTGGGGACCAGTGTATAAACAACAGCCTTCACGCCAGCGGGAATTGAATCATAATAAGATTCCTTATGTGTATCTTCATCGATTCTGAGAGTAGCAAAGCCATAGACAGCCTTTGCTTCATCAGCAGTAGCGGGGAGAGCATACACATATGCACCGTTCACAAGTTTACGTACAACAGCACGGCCCTTGCGGATCACTTCATTAGTATTGCAAAGCCCATCAGGGATGGACGCAATCATTCTACGTTTCTGTAACATTTAAAACCTCCTTATTTTGTCAAACCTTTTAACAGGTTAAGCAGAGAATCCTTGTCGCTTTCAAGACTTGAATTGTGGAAATCAACGCCCATATATCCAGATGTTTCAACTTGCTTATTAACATCCTTATCAACTTGCGTGTTTTCAGCCTTAGCATCAATTGCCTTTTCAAGCAATTCTGCATAAGCTTCTTTAGATATTTCAGCCAATTCAGTTTCAGATTTTTCGGTATAGCCCATCTTTTCAAGTCTTGCATGACGATCTTTACCAAGAGCTTCCTTCTGTGCAGCAACAACCTGTTCTTTGAAAGGTTTCAGTTCTGAAATCTCAGTCTGTAAGGTGCTAATCTGTTCAAGCAGTTCAGTAATCTTATTAATACCAGCAACTTCTTCTTCGGCACAGCCAGCTTTACCACCGCCGCCACCAGAACCGCCTGAACCGCCGGAGCCACCCTTATCAGCAGGGGCCTTACCGCCATCACCCTTTGAGCCTTTTAACGCATTGTACTTTTCAAGCAACGTATCGTATTTGGCCTTAAGTTCGTTATATGCTTTTTCGTAATCCATACTTCCTCCTATGATTTCTTCTTCGGCAACATCTAAACTATATGAGTTTACAAATGCCGGATTTTTTACTATCGCAAGCCCTGTGAAATTGATTTTCGTACAATGCTTAATACCATCATCGTCAATATCGCAATCCATCAGGCCTTCCATACTAAAATTCAACTTGCCATCTTTGTGTAGCATTTCAATCATATTGGCAACCTCTGTAAGATATAACCTGTAAACTACAAGTTCGCAAATTATCCTAAGTTCTCCTTCAGCGGTTTCCATTTCTTTGATATTGGAATACTCATTTTCCTTATCAAAAAATATACAATCTCCGTTTTCATTTACAACACATGGTTCAGCAGAAACAATATGTCCAACAGCTTTACGACTATCAATGTCAAACTTTTTGTTCTCAAAATCAAAACCATGCCCAGTAGGGAGCCCTGCAAAATCTGGGACCAACCACAAAGGCTTTCCTTCAAATGATTTATAAGAATTTAAAAGGATATCTCGTGAAAACTCCGTTTTGTTAAGATTGATACCCTCATGTGTCGCATAGCACACGACACGCATTAGGTCATAGTCTCCAACAGAACCCAACTCGATTTCCTTGCCTTTTAATAAATCGACAACAAGAATATTTTTATCTAAATCTTTATTTTTTTCCGTCACGCTCACCACCTAAAACAAAATAAAAACAATACCCCTATATATATTATTAGTATAATAATTTGGAAAAAGTGGTATTGTTTTTAAAAAAAAATAAAAAAATTTAATTTTATGAGCGATTTGTGTTTGTTAGTCCGGTTCTTGGTGCGTCATTATTGCTTGCTGTCTTGTCTGTTTTTCTTTCAGTCTGCGTTTTCTTTGGCGCACCACCTTTATTATCTGTTGTTGTGTCATTATTATTGTCTGTGTTTACATTGCCTTGGAACGGCATAGTATGAACCTTGAATGTCTCGTCCATGTTCTCAGAATTTTCCTGTTCACGCTGAAGCTTGATATAGTCATAATCCATATTGCACCCTTCATACAAAGCACGATATGGAAGTCCGGCGTTTTGGAATAACTGAATTAACAAGTTTGTTTTCGTTTCAGGGTCTATGACAACATCTTTAAATTCAACCCTTGGTGCGTGTTCTGGTTTTAAGCCGTTGCGTTCAAGTTCTTTAGAATATAAATCTTCTACGATATGCGGGATATGATGACGGATGCCTTCGATTGTACGTACCAGCCCATTAAAGTTCAGCATCCCTTCCGCATAGTTTCCACCACCTTCGCCACGGATCAGAGTAAGCGACACGCCAAGTGTATTTAAAATATCAGTGTCGATTTCAATAAACTTATCTTCGCCGAAAATATCTGTCTTTGGCTCAATCCAGTTAATCGTCACATAGTCCGGGGTTGTAGCAAGCAATGAACCAGACTGATTTACAAATAAATCATTATATTGTTCAAGCAATGCTCTTGTTGGCTTTACATTCGCATTACCAACCTGAACGTGTAAAATCTTATTAATAATGTCATTTGCCGTAGCCTTTTCTGCTTCTTTTAAAAGCGTCTTGTGTGATAGGTCCTCAAAAGCTGGAAGGATGACAGACACACCATAGGGTTCATACCGACTTGCATTTATCTTTTCAAAATAAGCATTGTTATCGTCCAGTAGGGCATACATATTTCCATTTCTTTGTGCGTCAAGAATTTCTTTTGGATAAGCATTTTCAATTTCCTTGTTAATATTCTTACCGTAATCATCAATAGAATAATTTGTATTCGTCACTTTATACGCCACAAGCTGCTTATTATTTTTTACCAATGGCACAACTTTAATCATATCAATAGGGTAAATGTCTACACGATTGCCGCCACGATCATAACAAACTACATTGCCAGTTAAAGCTAATTCAAAAATAATGTCTTTTACCAGGCCATCAATGTCAATACGTTTGTTATAAGCTTCTATAACCTTTTTTACTTTGTCGGCTTGTGTTGGATAGCTTAATTCAAAACCAGTAGCGCCAAAGTCACGGATAATATTGATAACACGCATGATAATCCCATGCTTCCTGTAACAGTATTTAGAATAAGCTATTATATCGCTGATATTATCTTGAGGGTTATTAAATATCGCTTCAAGATCAGTGCTTTCAGGAGAGCCATCTACATTAAAATTTTCAACAAAATGCGTCGAATATGAACCTTTTATGTTTCTAACAGAACCTAAAGCCACATCGTTTATAATTTTTTCTTCCATAAAAACTCCTATCTATGGCAAATGATAGGCAATACGCCATCATCCTCTTTATTTAATCTTTCTTCCGCTATCGTTTGGATCCCATAAAGTCCCATGCCCATAGCAGACCATCTATCTTTTCGCTTCGCTTTCGTACCAAATTGCAACCATCCACCAGATGTTCCAGTAGTCTCAATATTTACAATTTCCATACGTGCTTCATTGGTTTCCATCACAAGTCTGTTTTCCTCAGTCTTTAAATCAATATTTTCATCAACATTCATGGGATAGAGGTGTAACCAATGTTTTTCTGTATAAACTTTTACAGCCATCCCCATACGATGATTAATCTCTGGGCAAGCACGTATTCCGTAAATAATTGGGACACCATGTGTTTGGTCGATTGCTTCCATAGCCTGTTCGTTATTCATATCAATAAGCGGTGGATACCATTTCTTTTCAGGTGCATAATAATAATCTTTAGCGAGTTCATCAGAAAGCCCTTGCCCAATGGTCATAGTATCTTGGAAAATACGAATAATATTTGGAAAACGCCTTAATACAGCACGAACTTTTTTAGCCTGATCTTCAAATTTAACCCCATTCAATGATTCCATGTACACAAGGTCTGCTTCACAATGGTCATCAAACCAGTGAAGTTTAAATACAAAGATGATAGTGTTATCATTTCCCTGAACACGGGCAACGTCGATGCTCATAACATATTCAAAATCACCAAAACCTTCTGTTTCTATATGGTCCAAATCTGAACAATCCATTAGATCGTCATATTTAATCCAGGCGTTTTCAGCCAGACGAGGGAAACGAGCAAGATATTCCATCTCAAATTCAACAGAACTCATAACAGAACGCTGCTGTTTTACAATTTCTTCATCAAACAGCCCTACACGAATTCCAACCTGATAGGGGAGATTGCAAGCAAAATATTGCGTATTGTCGGGTTTAATCATTCGATTGACATAATCAACATAAAGGGCGTAAAGATGATTAAACCGATAACTCGCAGTGGAAGTCAAAAGAATCTTATTACCAGAATAATCTTCTTGACTTCCACCAACAGTATACCCACGCTTAACAATCATCATGGGTTTAATAACATTCTCAATGATGTATTTGGGAACATAAGCCGCTTCATCAACAAGCACAACATGAAGTCTGGCTCCACGTATCTTTGCACCATCTGTACCAACAGGATAACCTTCTATCCAGCTACCGTTATAAAACTCAATACGTGCTTTCTGAGTGCTGCACACAAAACTCTTTTCTTCCTGGGCAATAAATGGAGACATTTGACATAGTTCATCTTTATATTTTTCCTGAACAACATTCTTTGCCTGGCGAAATGAGGGGGCAACTATTCCAGCTTTCACACCAGGATTTAACAAACAATAAACGACAATACATAACATTCCTAAAAAGCTTTTGCCCAATCCGCGGGCAAGCGACCAACAATTGTAATTAAATTTAAAAAAAGCCCTCATAAGGACTTTCTGGTAGAGATTTAATGGTATTTCAAGAACCTGTTCTGTAAACACATCGGGATGGCTTCTAAAATATTCAAGAGATTCAAGATATAGTTTTTTTTGTTTCTGTAAATATTTTCCCTCTGCCATTAACTCATCATCTCCGCTGTTGATTTGAGCATTGTGTCAATTAAAAAATCTATATCATCTTTTGGGTATTCTTTGTCCTCAATAACAAACTCTCCTGTAGTAGCCATATCTTCCATCCAGATGGTAAATCTATTTTTTGCCATATCATCTCTTGCACTACGTTGTTTCTTCGTCCACTTCAATGATTCAAGTGTGGATTGCAGCATCTCATTAATCTTCTTTTCGTCATTAATGTTGACAGATTTCCCCTCAGCCCTCAGAACATCAATACGAAAAGCTTCGACTTCCAGCGACAAAAGCCTTTTAAAAGTCACTCTATCTGCCCCATCATTAATGTCATAGGTATCATAATAAGAGTAGTATCGTTTCTTTAAAAACTCTCTTTCGTCTGGTGCGAACATTTCTATCCAATCCAATATCTCATTATCATTGCGCTGCCGTTCTTCGTCTTTATTCAAATAAACTTTTACTACTTCACGCTCATTTTCATACTCTTTCTTTTTCTCATATTTAAGAGCCTCACCAATTGTGGCGTAATTTTTTAAAGACATAAGCTTGAAATACATTCTACATGGGTTTGTGATCCATTTAGTTGTATGTGTTTTCTTTTTATGCTCAAAACCATCTTCGTCAATAACCAGCTTGTAAGTTTCTTTGTCTTGTTTGCCTTCATTTTCTTTACATTTCTTTACTGCATTGTCCCAAGCAGATTCAACAAATGGGTACTCGCTATCTGGGTGGGAATTAAGATATATAATTAAATCATCTTTATTTGTTACTTTTTTTCTAAGTTGTGTCCTTACCTTGTTGCTTGATTCTACTGGCAAAACACCACCCCCTTTAATTTTTTGTATAAAAAATAGAGACACCGTAATGTCTCTATTTGTAAGAAGGTTAAAAATGAAACAAGAAATTAGTAAAATTGGTTGCGGAGGGGTGGGATCGAACCACCATCCTAAGCTTATGAGGCTTAGATTTTACCATTACACTACCCCGCATGGAGCCACTATGATGAATTGAACACCAATCTGATGATTACAGGTCATCAGCACTCCCTTTATGCTATAGTGGCAAATAAACCCGCTCCAAGAATCGAACTCGGATCTACGATTATCTTCGTTGCTCTAACCATTGAGCTACACGGGTATAAACATTAATCTATATTTCCTTTTCCCATTTACCGTCAATTTTCCACTCGACAGAAATGTTCTTCATTTCTTCATCTACTTTTCTTTCAATGTCAGCAATCCTACCAAGTTTTTTAGCAACTTCAAAATCTTGCCAGTCAATATACTTTTTAGATTTTACCAAACGCTCAAACGCTTTTTTCTTGTTTTGATTAAAAGACCGTTCTTCCTGACATTCTGAAACAGCACCGCTCTTAGGGTGTATAATCCTACAGGCTGACATTGTTTTATTCCGTTTTTGACCGCCTTTTCCAGAGCCTTTAAACGGCTGTACAACAAAATCGCCAGACGATTTGCTTTGAGAAAATAAAAGTTCTTTTTCCATAAACATCCTTTTAAAAAATGGAAGAGAGTGTGGGATTTGAACCCACGGATGGCTATTAACCACCGACTGTTTTCAAGACAGTTCCGATAAACCAGGCTCCGGCAACTCTCCACATACAGCGCATATCTCACCACGACACCATGGTTTGTGCTTTGATATACGCCATAAGGAACACCTTCTACACTTGTAGATGTGCAAATAAAAAACAGAAAACGCAAGACCTTCGCCTTATTCATAATAAAAGCAAATATATTCAGCCACATACAAGTGAAGTCTGAGCAATAAGGAGCGACCTTAAAACTTCTTCACCCACAGCCCTCTGCTGATAGAGCATGGAGGGATTGAATACCCCCAACTTTCACCCACCATTCAGAAAATTTTATTCAAAAAATGCGTTGTCATAACACACCCTTCTCTTGCAAATTTCTGTCATTTGGGCTACTTGTACGAACCTTCTGCGTGATATATCGTATTACTACAATACCTTTGACAAATGCTGTTGTTGACTTTACCTACCTTTGAACGGTTGTCAAGCCGCCAAGCATAGGCTTACCACTCACTGAGCGTCTATTACCAGCACCACATATCAGTTCTGCCTTTATAAACCTAAACCAGATACGCTAATACCAATGTAGGCACGGCTTGCACCGCACTCTATCTGTAGAGCCATTTCTGAACTTTACACACCGCCACCAAAAGGTATCCCTGATGATTTTGATGTTTGGCATTACCCCGGCACGTTGGTTAGACGATCATACACCGGGTTTGCGAATTTCTGTTAATTAACTATAATCATTTCCAAGAGCATAAATCTTACTCTTGTTTACATCGAACATCCCATCTTTAAAGACAGCAAGTCCATATCCATACGCTTGTGGGGTATATGTCAGCTTACCACTGGACATATATTT